TTCGAACCCCCGACAACTTGATTAAAAGCCAAGTTTGAAACGTAGTCTTTCTGCCGTTTCGCACACTGGGTGGGACAGTAGGTGGGACAGTGGGTGGGACATCGTGAAGACGCCCTCGCAAAAGGCGGCTTTCCCGAAAAATATGGGGAACTTCGGTCAATGCTATTAAGCTATGCCATCTCATAATGCATGTATTCTGTAATATGATCTTTCATCATATTAAACAGAACAACTGCATGCATCTGGCTTTCGACCGTAACCCACTCTACACCATCTATACTAATCGTGTAGTACTTTCCATCCCGATCCTCGTTCAGACAAAGCGTGATTGGGATCTCGCCGCCTGTTATTCTGATTTTTTCAGTCTTAACAATTTCAATTTGCATGATTATTCTTCTCCTCTCTTATTTTACACATTATAGCATCCTTGATAGCTCCTTGCTTGTTTTCCTGCCTGTCGAGCCACTCTAAGATTTCAGAATCTGTTTTTTTATTAAATTTTAGTGACACTCTTTTTGTATTTTCTTTATCGTACCTATCGTGGGCAGATACGACGGCTTCCCAATCTTCCGGTAACACGATTACAAGGACTTTATCATCGGTATCGAATATATCCGAAAAATACATAGAAGTATTTGCTAATATTGTATCGTTATAGCGTCCCTCTTCCATAATCTCATAATCAGCTGCCTCTTTGTCCGAATAAATCTCCTCTGAATACTCACCATCTATATTGACGATGTAGTCGCTGTGGAGCCTATGTGACCTGTCGGCATAGGCATATACTTCAACTGTTTTCCCTCCGCCATACTTGCTTATGATATCTTTAACCTTCATTTTTTCAATCCTCCTCGCTAATCCACTCTGTACCATCCCATGTTTCCAGGCGCAGAAATCCTGTCACAAACCCTTTATAAAGCCGATGTTCTCCTTTTACAAAGAACTTATCAAGTCCTGCTTCGTAGTCGCAAGCAGAAGGCTTACGCCCCTTCTTATATATGTGATTGGTATTGGAGTATACACAGTCGTCTTTGATCGAATCGTAGAACTCAAGTGCTGCCGCAGATGAGTGTTCTCTAATGAACCGCTCGCGTTCAACGGCTGCTTTTTTCTTTTCTTCCTCCTCGATGTAGTTGACGACTCTGGTTCCATTGGAGCCGATTTTCTTTTTCAACAGCTTGTTCCCAGCATCGTCAGTCACGTAGTAGAAAGAGCCTCTTTCTTCAATATTCACATTGCTAAGGCTTTTTTCTTCTGCCTTCGGATAGTTTCTTGTTCCGGACCATTCGAGATAAAAAATGTCGCCCTTATAGGTCTTTGACTCTTTCTTTGCGTCTCTTTTTGCCAAAGCCATTTCTGCAATATCTTCCTCGGTTATCCCGTTAACGAAATCTTCGTCGATGCAATAAAACTTGGTCTCGTTGTATCTGTTTGAAGTGTGATGCCACGAGGAGTAGCAGAGCGCTTTTTCTTTTAAGGTTAATAGTTTAACACTCTTTAATAATTCCGCCTTGGCCGGATCTAGTTCAGACACAGCAGATATAATCTCTGCCTTTGTCCATTTAGATAATGGCTTTTCGCCGTTTGAGTAGGCTTCAACCGCTCTATTGCTCATCGAATATCCGTTATATCCGCTGTTTGCATTCATTTTACTTACCTCCTTATGATGTTGGGTAATACCCTTTCGATAATTATATTATATGGGTATTACCCATATAAGTCAAGCGAATTATTACGAATTTTCTTTTTATCCGCACAAAAATAGAGGGACCGAAGTCCCTCTATTTATCAACTCACGCTATGCTAAATTCATCTAACCAGCTTCCCGCTCAAAGCCAGCCTATACAACTTCAAGGTCCTTTTCCCAAAGTACCTCATTTCCGTCATTCAGGACTTCTTCTGCAGGGTACGGATTCCATTCGTCCGAATAGTCCTGCTCCATAACATCCTGCATGAAATACGGGATGTCATTATCTTCTGCTGGGAAGTCTTCTGTCTGCGTCAGTACATAGGCTGTATCTCCTATGATTTTAGCAATCAAGTCGTAAGCATTATTCCTCATGTATAACCATTTTGCATTGAACATATCTTTACCTCCTTGTGACCTTGGGTAATACCTATCTGGTAATTATATTATATGGGTATTACCCATATAAGTCAAGCGAATTATTACGAATTTTCTTTTTATCCACGCAAAAATGGAGGGACCGAAGTCCCTCCATTTGCCAACTCGTGCCATGTTAAATTCATTTGAGCAATTTCCCACTCAAAGCCAGCCTATACAGCTTTAGGTTCTGCGCTTTGGCGCCCATGTAGAACTTGATGCCATTTTTCTTAGCAATCTTCTTCCTGTTCGAGAAGGAAGAATCTACTCCAATACTCTTAAGAGCCTCGATCAAGGTTGCTCCGGTGCACTTTGCGTAGTAGATACTACCTTTTCGGAACCAGCTGTCACTTTTTAATGTGATATTCATATCGCACTTTCCGCCGATTCCGTCAGCCGTTCCTGTGGAGGTGTACTGATACAGATCTACACCGTCGTGGTTCTTACCCTTGTAATACCTTCCATCGTTCTTCCAATACCTAGCCTCCCACCAGGCACAGTTGTGTGGCCTGTTCTTGATAACCTGCTGGTACTTGCCATAGTCCTGATATCCTGTATAGAGCATGATCTTATCACTCTTCTTCGACAGCCATTTTACGGCATTGGCCACGTCAATGGCAGCACTCCCAGACTCAATATCGAGGATGTAGCCAACGAAGTGTTTGCCTACCGGTCCCTTACATGTCTTTACCAGAAAGGCGGCTTGCGCCTTTTCATTTCCTTTTCGTACAAAGGAATAAAGCCAATAGTCGATTCCATTCCTTTCGCAACCTTCGACAAAAGCCTTAAGAGACGGGTCCACATATGTGGTCCCCTCAGTCGCTTTCGAGATTAATACCTTATGCTTCTTTGCCGCCTTAAAATCCACCACCGGGTGGTGGTGACTAACGTCAGGAAAGATCATGGGCATCCCCTCCCTTCTGCATCACTTCAAGCACCTTTTTTAACGTCTCCGGAATTGGTACTCCCATGAGAGCTGCATTCTCAAGTATAGACAGCGCCTCATTGACTGCAAATGTAATAACAACCGCATCCCTGATAAACGAATTACCGGTGTAATGGTCCAGGCATGTCCCAACTAGCACAAGTGCCAGCTCCATCCCTTTCCGGCACAGGCCTTTGAATCCGGCCCTGCTTTCGAGACGTCCAGACTCTGTCTTGCCGCTCTTGTGGAATACTCCGGCTACAATTAAGCCCGTGGTGTAGTCAACAATCATAAACGTGACTAAGACCTGTAGCCCCATATCCCATCCTCCGAATAACGCAGCAAAAGTCGCTCCCGCGAGCCCAACAAGTGTGTGAATTACATGATGCATGATATTATTCTCCCTTCGTGATTTTTCTGTTCAGTTGGAACAGCGGCGCCTTTGTCTTGATCGTATCAATGCCCGTCCACGCTTCCATAATCGGGTAGCTATATGGCAAGACTGCAGCTCCGTGCTTGCCCCAATCTCCGCCCCATGAATTTTCGACAACCCAGCCTTTGGATGTCCACCCGGTGATGGTCATCGCGTGATAGCCTCTCAACTCTCCGCAGTGTTCTGGGTCGTATTCGGACACCTGTGGCCATGCCATTGGAACCCACTTACCGTTCTTCTTAACCTCTTCCTCTGTCCAGTCCGGACCGCAGTTCTCGTAGCAAGGAACACTAATGATGACGGCGTTCAGAGCATAGACAGCACGCTTGATCTCCTCCGTATCATCTACATTGATAGCATAATAGCTGTCAATCTTGTACTTTGCGGCAATCGGATCAAGCTTAGCAGCATACTTTTTATAGATTTTGCGAATTTTCTTGTATGTGCCGAACCCTGGGAAATTCTTCCAAGAGCAGCAGCCATACTTCTGCAAGATGCTGAAGATATCTCTGATATACATGCCCTCAGTGGTATCTTCAATCCCTGACCGGTGAGCATAGATGTATGCCGGGGAAAACTTATTTGCAAATAGCGTCTGTTTTTTCTCCCTAGCATGTCTTGTATATGCGGCTGCGCAGGCTCCGCACATGCCGGAATCGCCCTGGTCAAAATGGTTGATATCCTTGTCAAACCCCGGTATTCTGTAATGCGCCGGGAGTGCTTCATACAGCCGCTCCCCTGCCTGTTGAGTCAGGCATACCTGCTTAGCTCCAGTGATAACATCTCTTAATCGGTAGTCCCTCGGATCTTCCGGTGAGAGAAGAATCCCATTGATTCTAGTACCTCTTTCCATTTTCCACCTTCTTTTTGCAAAACAAAAGCGCCCGGGTTCTGGACGCTTAGTAATCTTCTTCTGTGATTTCTTTGTATTCATCTGGAGTGATGACTTCGAGCTTAACAAGCCGCCTCAGCTGATCCTTCCGCGCATAATTTCGATAGTAACGGTCCCTCCAATACTCGAATTTCGGTGAATGTCCTTCCATTTTTCTATTCTCCTTCCTTTAGACTAAGAATATCAAGCTGCATGTCGCTGATGGATTGCTCCGATTCAATCTGCGCTATTTTGAGATCGGTAATCATCTGATGGATTTCATCGGTCTTTTTCTCCTCAAACCGATAGTGGTTTTTGATTGTATAATACGTGTACCAATAATCACGTCCGCCAAGTGACACATCCTGAGATACAACGGTAAATGTATCTGTGATGATTCTGTCTTTCAAGTCTCTTGTGACTGTAATCGTCTCGCCAATCGGGAGCTCAACGACGCTATCCGACTTAATCTTCAGCTTGTCTGGCAAGCCAAATATGTACTCCATACTGTCAGCCTCTCTTTCTGATATTTTCTTACTATGTCTTTCATTTTCTTTTGGAACCCGACTCCAACATAGCGCTTATATATAACATATGAATTGCACATCCGAAGTCTTCCAACCCTCGACAGAACACCACTGGCCTCGACATATGGTACTTCTACTCCGCATGCCAGCATCTTCTTTATCCTTCGAATCTGCCGCGTCATTGTATAGAGGGAATGCTTGCGCATGTATGTCGCCTTCCGTGAATATCGGAAGCCAAGAGCATCAGGCATTCTGCAGATAGTCTTGAAGACTTGGTAATTGTACTTAAGCTTCATATGTCTCTCTCGAAGCCACTTGTCTGCAGCTGCACGAATTCTGTGTAATGTCCTCTTTCTGTTACAAAACACGGTGAAATTATCCAAATAGCGAATGTAATGTTTTGCTCCGGATTGTCGTATTATGACATCCAACTCCTGCAGAGTTACGTTGGCGAACCACTGTGAAAAGTATGCCCCAATCATAATTCCGTATTTCATAACGCGCTCGCATAAGTCGAGTACCCTACCGTCTTTGATCAGGTGCCGCAATCTTTGCATAACAACGTAAGGTTGGAGATTGTCATAAAAATGCCTTATGTCCATCTCCAGGCAATATCTTGTACCGCTATAGTCGTTGCGCATCCATTTTTCTATAGCGCACTTTCCGTATCTTATACCGCGTCCTTTTACACTGCCGCAACAATACGGATCCATTCCTCTCATAAATACAGGTTCGAGTGCTTGAATCAGTATATGGTGCACATACTGATCCGGGTATAGACGTGGCTCGCATATATTCCTATATTTTTTCGAATTCTTGTCATATGTAACCCGTATCTTCGCCTTTGTTGGCTCGAAGCCGTTGATTATGATTTGCCGGAGTTCTTTAATCCGCTCGTTTTTCGTTTTCTCAACCCATATCACGCGCTTGTTTGGCTTATGGTGCCCGTACCAACGATGCGCCTTATTAACCGAATCGATCGCTTTCGAAATGTTTGTGTCTGATATCATGCTGTCGAAAATGTTATCAATTCGTTTCAATGTATAGTCTTTCTATTGGTTTGTCCTCTATGCCGCGTTCCAACGCACTTTCGTGTGTACTAGCAGCACCCTTATCGAGGTATTTTCCACCAAGAGGTGTGGAGCAAAAATTCCGTATTTAATAACTCCGCATATAGCCGAGCAAATACCATTACCATACTGGACAAATAATCGGCACCCGATGTTCGCGTTCGAGTTGGAAGCGGTGTTGTTACCGTTCAAGTAGAAAAGCCCGTGATTCGTGTTCTGGCTATAGTTGCCACCAACGTGGAGAACCACGCCGGACGAATCATAGTTGCAATAATCGCAAACGGGTAGACCATGGAATCATTGCCCCAATTTGTTGTTAACTGTTTAATTCAATGTACTACGCAAAGGGGAGCACACTCCCCCTTGCAACCCCCGCTACGAAGGTAACTTAACCAATCGGCACCCGATGCCCGCGTTCGAGTCGGAAGCGGTGTAGTAACCGCCCAAGTAGAAAAGCCCGCGATACGTGTCCTGGCTATAGCCGCCACCAACGCGGAGAACCACGCCGGACGAATCATAGTAGCAATAATCGCAAATATATGTACTGTCAGTGCCATTTACAGCGTTCGGATATAATGTATACTCTAAGCCACTAGCATTCGGAACGTTCCATGCGCTGGTGTAACCAGACGTCGTCGGCCTGCTGCCAACCAGCGTACCGCCGGAGGTGTCGCTGAAATTCGACGGATTCTTAATAGCGTATACATTGGCGCTGTTGAAATAGATTCCATCGCACCAGTCGTACACATTGCTCCAAAGTCCTTCAATATAACGATACTGTATGCCGGCATCATATGTCGTCCGGCTTGCGGCGGAAGTGCCAGTATGATACTGCATGGCATCCGTCCTGCCCTGCGCCTGTACACTGCTGTCATTACCACAACCATAACCAATGGTTTTCTGCGTGTTCCAATCTGCGAATTCGACTAGGTAAAGCATGCAGATGGTCCAATACATTGCGAAATCATACTGCCATACGTCACTACCAAGATTGTGAATGCTGGATCTTGCAGCAGACCTTGTGATATTGGCTGTCGGTGATGCATTCGTCGACTTATAGCCGCTAGTGCAATGATACCGGCCTACATATACAACATCACGCTCGCCATGTCCGTCTCCTCGGGCGGCATGCGCTGGAGATACCAAAAATCCTTCCGCAGGACCATCGGCAATCTGCAACTTCATGGAACTTCCGTTCTTCGTCCACTTGTAGTAGTACTTCGGAATCGATACAAGCTCGCCGCATACGTTGTCTGATACCCTCTGCATTCCGCTCCAAGGCATAAGGCCATCGAATGGAGATGAGCCAGAGCCGTTATTTACAGCCGGTGATGGGTCAGGGAATAACTCGCTTGAATCCGTGCGCGACCATTTTGTCGATGCGGATCCGTCCCATTCTACTCCGTAGATCTTCGTAAATGAGCACTTAAGTGATATTGATACAACCTTCTTTTTGTAGTTTGCGCTTTCACCGCTCACCACATTGATGGTGGTCTCGCCGCTTGATCCGGTCGCAGTCACTGTAATGGTTGACCCGTTGATAGATACTGATGCAAGACTGGTATCAGCAACCGATGCGGATAGTGCACCGGTGTAACCGCTTGCGACTATCGTAGCGGACAAATTGTCCTTATTAAGGTTGACGGATGCGGCAGATACACTCAGTTGTCCGTCAGCCTTGCCAATTGACCAAGAATACTCCTTGTTGCCAGTCGTCATGTCTCCCCATACCATATTAGATGGGTCTTTTAATGCGATAACTAAAGTATAATCTCCGGCATCAGTAGCGCTATCTCCTGCCTTGACCATCGTACTTGAGTCGTAACCTGTGACGGTCGGCCCCTGTGCACTGGCATTATATGTATATTCTCCGATCGATACGGTCGGAGTCGGAACAATCTTGGTGCCAACAGACACATCCGCCCATTCGTCATGTTCGTTTTTGGTCTGTAGCTTACCATTGTAATACCTGAGACCATGAGATCCGTTCTCACTTGTCACCGTATTCTTAATATGGCCGCCGACGGCAGCATCCAATATCTCAGCGTTGCCGTTGAATTCGTCCGGTCTGGCCTTATCAGCAGCCGAAGGCATCGCCAGATGCAAGTTATCCGTATAATTCATTCATTCGCCTCCTTTAAGTTTTTGTCGAAGCCAACTTGCTCCCATGTGAGGTCTTTAATATCTCCCCAGCTCTTATTGGCCAACGCGGACCAAGGATTGTAGATGTAATCAATCGAATATGTCATGTTAAGCGGCAGCATTCGGTCGAGCATATCTGTCAATGAATCAATATTCTTCTTTGATGATATGGATACTCCAACGCTGAGTTCTGTCCTATTCTCGTTGATATCGATCGTATAACCCTCTGGAGACAGTTGTGCAATCTTCTGCCTTAGTACGCGGATGGAATACGGGAGACGTTCAATCACCTTCGTCTTAACCCGGAAACGCCGATCATCAAGCGTATCATCCGATAAAGGACTGATCTTAAGAATCCTCTCCCAACGACTTGCCTGATAGGCATTCATGTCATCGAGGAACAAGTTGCCTTCCAACTGGTCGACTGCCGCATCAAGATCTGCTTCCTGTTTTTCATTGATCTCGTATATCTGCTGAACATCTGGAATCCTGGTCAATATATTCGGCGCATTAAACACTTAGAGTCACCTCCCCCAGCAGAGGAACCTTGTCATACGCAAGTGTAAGGTTATCGCTTGAAGCATTCAGCGTCACGCCCTGCGCATCGAGTACCCCTTTAACTGTAAGCATCCTTGCTTCAATTTGAGCGATGCGAACAACGAGGCTATTGAGGTCTGCATTTTCCCAGCTTTTGCGAAGGCTTAACAGATAGTCGGATATCGCTGCCGTAATGCCTGCCGATACAGATTTGATGGTATAACCGCCATCTAGCGTAAGGGTGGCAGATATGTCGCAAGTAGCGCCGCTAACCGGAATAACCTGAACATTGTGACAAATCGGTGCCATTCCTTCTCCCTCTCCATGGTTTTGCTCTGGATCGAGAGCAGTCTGCACATCATTCACAAGACCTGATGAAGGGACTCCATACTCTGAATTGATGAGATAGATGTCAATCCAGGAGCTATCAGGAGCTCTTCTCTTTGGTTTGCACCCGCCAACGCCGCTCAGGGTATCGGTAAACAGTCGATAATCCGCACGATTCCCACCGAAAGCAACCGATCCAAAGGAATCGATAACTCTCTTGCGGTATTCTTCCACGTCTTCATCATCCGTCCCCAGCACGAGGACTTCTGTAATCTCTCCGCCGAGATAGTTCTCCACATAATCGACCGGAGTCAGCTCCCCAATGGTCGTATTCGCATCTGTCCCAGCGGTATCGCACTGCAGCCTGTATGCAAACCCGTCAATGAGTGAAGTGACGTTATAGGTATAATCGCCGCAAACAAACGCAGTACCAATCTCTATCTCCTGGCGGAACACAGCCTTAACCACAGGAGCTGTGGCATCATGGTGCATGATCCCTCTCTCTGAGCCATACCGAACAAGGTAATCCAGCTCCATGGTATCAGGGAGCATGTTCTCTTCGATGATGGCCATGTCACCGTATACTTCTTCCAGTTTTTGCGCGATGCGTGCGCAGGCGTTATATGCAAGCGAGCTCTCATCCGTTCTAACTTCCGGGCCAAAGTCTTTCATCATCTCGCCCATAATCACATCGAATAGTCTATCATCAAACACTCTGCTCTACCTCCGTACTTCCGTATATCGTATTAACAGAGAATGATACTGTCAGGCGTACCCCATCGACGACAGCGTCGAAGTCTGTGATACTGTCGATATAATCCTCGTCCATCAATGCTTCTGATACCATTCTCTTGGCTTCAGTCTTGATATAATCGAGGTCATAATTCTTGCCGATCAGCGTCTCCAGCTCGCAGCCGTGATCCCATGAATACTGAGGGTAGTAATACCGATTCGTTCCAAGAATAATCTTGATTCTCTGCTTAATCACATCAATGCCATTGATTATTCGTCCAGTTAGCTTACCTGTGGAAAAATCAATCTCATAATCTGCCAGCGGCTGCTCTTTCTCTTCGGTGATTCCTATTTCTTCATCTTCAATGTCAAAAGGGAACATTACACCAACCTTTCTGCCACGATAAATGTATCATCAAGTCGTATGCATAATACTGTGTCTCCTTGCTTAAGAGGGGACTTGACGCTGAGCTTCTTGCTTCCTGTGATTGGATGCGCATGAAGAGATGCCGAATCAGTTTCCCAATTCATTTGGACCTCGTTTTCGTGATCCACAAGATGGTCCGCAAAAAGAAGGTCTTCTCTTTCGAATTTCACCCCGGCTATCTCAACCCCATCTTCGATAACCGTACCGAGATAGAATGGAGAACCTGCCGTTCCACGTTTCCCTTCCTGCCTTATGATCTTGAATAATTTATCGTATCCATTCATTAGCTCACGCTTTCCATGGTGTCCCGCCATTCAAGGTCTAACTGCATTGTATGAATGCCATTATCGAATGTATGGCTGTCTCCAGCTATATAGAATTTTCCACTGAGCCCCAACGCCTTATCCCGAATTGTAAGAGACTTTCCAGATACGCATGCCGTCCTACCGATTGCCGTAACAGACGCCTCTTTCGTCACTCCTTCCAGGAGCGCTTTTGCAGCCTTCTTCGCGTCAACCTTTTCTTCCTTGGTATAAGTCGCCTGATAGATTCCATATAGTTTTCTTGACTTGTCAGCCTTGATAATCCCTACTTTTTTGCCTTTCTCATTAACAATCTTGACTGTATTAACTACATTCTCGATGTTGTCTGAGTAAGAAGCATCGGTTATATCGACGCCCTGATCCAAGATTGCTCCACTGTCGGCTCCTTTTACCACCACAGAGACCTTCTTCCCATCCATCACCGGAAGATAATTCTTCTTTGTGTGTGCTCTGGCCTTTCGATACGCCCGAATGATGATGTCGTAAAGGCTCTGGTCTTCAGCAAAAAGCAGTGGGATGTTTACCTTCGTTTTTGCCAGGCTGCTAACACCGACGCCAGCCTCTGAGCACACAGACTTTGTGATAAGCTCTGGTGACATATTCTTAAATTTTCTCGTCGTTGTCGACCGGAGCAAGTGATTCATGAAGTCCATGGCTGTATATGAAGCAGTCCCGATAGATGCCTGCTTTTCTCTATTGGTAATCTGGCCAACAAAAAGAAGTTTCTTGCCATCGTACATACTCACCATATCTCCAAGCTTGATCTTTGGATTCTTAAACCCTTTTGTGTATGGGTCCCAAGGAATCTCAAAAGCAAGCTGGCGACTGCACTGGTTATCCGTACCGCTCCATTCAGCCTTCGAAAAGTCTAATGACTGGCCGTTATGTTTGATTTTGATCATGCTTTGATCACCACCTTATAACCTACAAGAGCTGTGACTTCTTTTGCCTTAGGGTGCTTCTTTTTGGCTTTGTGAATAACTTTTGCATTGTTTTTCCGAACCGTCTTCCACTTGGATGAGCTTCCAAGGACTTTCTTCGTTAACTTGTGCCAGGTGTCGCCCTT